CCGGTAAACTTCTTTGCCATCGTTTCAGAAAGTCCAAATGTACTTGCTGCATTTTGTGCAAATTCGTTTACCTTTTTGTTCATTGTTGGAAATACTACATCGACAACGTTCTGTACCTCTGTCAGATTTGATCCTAGCTCAATACAGTCTTTCGCAAAACTTGTTAATCCTTTTACAGCAAAAGCACCGGCAAGCATCTTTCCTGTTTTCTTTGCGAGGTTCTGTATTCCACCTAACTGTTTATTAAATTGTTGCTGATTGATCACCAGATCTAAGCCAATCTGTCCTGCACTATCTGCTGCCATACTTATCACCTACCTTGCTTTTTCACAAAGTAGGCTGGCTTAGCTACTACAACGGTGCTTACCTATGCTCTTCCCTTTGCGGATCCATACTATATTTACCTGTTTGCATCGGGGACATTTAATTTCCCCTTTTACATATTCTGCGACCATCAATGTCTGTCCGCATTCCTTACATTTTATCTTTTCAATTTGTTATACCTCCTGCCATATCAATAAATGCCTGCTTCATCGTTTCTAAGAAATCATTCGTTTCTTTTTCTGTCTTTGTCTTAGCGGCTTTTCTTCTCCACCTGTTTCTTATTTCTTTTTGTTCTTGGGTAAACTCTTTGATCACTTCATTGTCATCTTCTAATCGGATGGATACGATCCGTCCTAAGGATGTATCTGGTCCTATTCCACAAAGCAGCGCTTTGAACTCGTGCCATTGCATTTCCTTAAATTCTTTGGAATAGATTCTGATTCCATACTGCTCCGCAAATGAAGATACGATCAGGTCCCAATCTTCAAACAGATCATATCCAGGATCAACTACTCCCCCGATTCTTCTTGGTCATCGGTTCTTGAAATCAATGAAACTGCTTCCTGCACAACTGTGACATAATCCCCAAATTTTAAATGTAATTTTTCCAAGTCTTTCTGCGCCTTATTTGTAAAGATAAGATTACAAAGCTTTGTAACAGCTTTTGGTGAGATATCATCCCCATCATCACCAAGCTCTGCCAGAACTTCGATCATAGTTGTCGCATCTGCATTCACTTCATATTTCTTTCCGTTGATCACTAATGCCGGATTCTCTTCAAATTTCAGCTTATCTGTAATATCTACTACTTTTCCCATTCTATATCCCTTTCAAAAAAGGAGAGGTTCCCCCCTCCTAAACTCCTGGTGTTACTGTTGGTTTACCATTGCTCTGTACTTCAAATTCCAGAGGTGCAACTGCTGTAGAATCTCCTGCTCCTATATTTGTCACATTGATAACCGCACTTGCAAACTTGACAACTGTTTTGTCCGGGAACGTCCATTGAAAATCTTTTTCTACATTCCTTCCATTTTTCCATGCCAATCCTGCAACCGCATCATTTCCGGCATCTCCTACATTTCGTTTTGCTGTAACTGAGATTGTAACGGATTTTGCGGTCATTAATCTGCGTGTCCACCCTTCTGTATCAAAGGGATTCCATTCTTCTACGCCGTTATCAAAGGACACATCAAATGTTTCACAGTCTGCGATATCTTTCATAGCTGCTTCTGATCCAGATGCTGCAGTGTCGATCTGAAACTGATTTTCGTAGCAAGGATATACTCCGCTTCTAG